TGGGAATTAATACCCATTCACTTCCGGTTGAAGAAAGTTTCATGATAGAAGTTGGTAATGCATCGTACGCTCTTAATCAGAACGATTATACGCGCACGATTGTCATAAAGCTCAATCGTGTTGATGTGGGCGGTGATTTGACTCTTATTTGGGTGAGCGGGATTTCTTTTCGAGATCTCACACCCCATTTGGTGCGATCAAAAGGAGATTTGCAAGAGATGAAATCCGTCCCGTGTGTGTTCAATGGAGCTCAAGTGATGGCTGTTCCTGGAGGTTCACAAGAATTGAAAGGTTTGCGCCAAGGTGATATAGTTTTACCCAATACGTGGAAATACTTCTATGCTGAGCATTGTAAAGGCATGTGTGGAACACTCCTTGTGGGTCAAGTTGGTCGGAAATCTTTCGTTTTGGCATTTCATGCTGCTGCGTATGCGGATTCTAGTGAATGTTATGGCGTTCAATTTGATTATGATGTTATAAAGGAACACATTGAGAAAGGAGTACAACTGTTACCGTTGATGAATGAGAACAAATTTGTTGATAATGTTTTGGCACAATTGAACAAAGGAGAACTCATTGAGGAATCAGGACTTGAATTGCCGTCTAGCAAATCACCCACTCGTTATCTCAAATTACAAAACATGACATATTTGGGTAAACTTCCAGGAGATGTTTTTGCACGTGGACGTTCCAATTTAGTTGAGAATGTTTTTAGCAAACCCGAGTATCGATTGTGGGATAAGTTTCATGAAGTTTACAATCACATTCCGACAGATGTGTTTGGAAAACCCGTTATGAAAGCAAGGAACATTGGTGGCACATGGGTAGATCCATATGGACACTTTTTGAATAAGGTGTCTTTGGAGAAAGCAGCTCTTGATAAAACTGTCTTGAGGAAGTGCATTGATGTGTACAAGAAAAGAATCTTGTTAGCGCTTCGAGAGAAGTTGTGTCTTGAAGAAATTCGTCCTTTGAACATTTGGACCGCTTTGAATGGAGCCGCCCATGACTGTTTTATTCGTAGAATGGATATGAGAAAGGCCG